TCGTTGGGTCTTATGTGATAATTGCGTTGTCCAATGCGTGGAGGTTTTTGCTGAGACTGGTTTCTCTATTTTTTTTCGTTGGGTCTTATGTGATAATTGCGTTGTCCAATGCGTGGAGGTTTTTGCTGAGACTGATTTCTCTATTTTTTTTCGTTGGGTTTGTTTTCTCTTTTTTAGGAGTGAATAATCCTTTATAGGTTTTCCTGTATGATCTATAATTTCAACTTCAGTATTGAAATTAATTATCTCAGTATTTTTTTTTGTCGCAAAAGTATCGGATTTTCTCAGTTGAGAAAACTCATTCCCATGGGTATATTTGGAGATATCAGATTCTCTTAGTCTAATGCAAACAATTTCGTCTAGTTTTTTCATTTTTTTTCTGTATATATTTTTTAATTTTACATCATCAGGGGGGTATTGTCCCCCCTTCGACCTCTGTCTCCGACAACGGAGGATATTGAGGGAAGAACAATCATTTATTTTTTTAAGTAGATACTGTTGATATTCCGATATTGTTAAATCACTTAATTGATAGGTAAATGATAATAAATATTCAATGAATTCAATGTCATTTTCTCCTCTTATTACTACATTTATTTTGTTGAATTTAATTACATAATTTTTACCGATTTCTCCTTGTATTAGTGCTTTTACTAGACCATAATCATTTATTTTTATGGCTTCATTTATTGTTTTTTCATTGTAAGGACAATTTTGTTCTTGTAAAAGAATAATAATTGATATATTATTTTGTTGGATAGCTTTAGTAAAACAATTTGCATCAAATTTTGCTTTTTTATTGTTTAGCCATTTAATTAAATTATAGTCTTGTTTTTCAATGGCAATCTGAGCCAGAATTGAATTATCTAATGGAATTTTTGTTTTATGAGTAAATTCGTATAAATTGAATATATTTTTATATTCTATAAACGAAAACTTTTTGACAATTTCTGCTTGAATTTCCGGATTTGAACACGTAATATATGTTGTTACTAACTCACACACCATAGAATAACTTGAAATTTTGACAAAAATACTTAACAATGGTATATCCCAAGAAAATGTTCTATGATTATTAATCCAATTATAAATATATTCGTCATTTCCTTCACATCTACGGTGGTTCACGAGACAATCTTTGACTGTCTCTAAAGAAGATAATTGAGTAATTATAATTTCTGCACTTTTTTTATTATATATCTTATATTCTTCGGACAAATATGTCTCCATTATTTTTAATGACAATTTAGGATGTATAATAAAAAGCCAATCAATTCCCCAGTAAAAATATGGTTCAGATATTAATATTTTTGATGGAATTTTCATTCCTAAATCTATTAAATATCTCCACTGAGGAGATACAGCCCTACAATTACGTAAACTATTAATTGTCTGATATTTAAGAATTTTTGTTAATAGACTGTTAGATATATTCATTGTCACTATCACTGGTATTTTGTACACTATAAATATCACTGATGTTTTGTACACTATAAATATCACTGATGTTTTGTACGCTATTAGGTATAATATCTGTTTTCTGTTCTTTTAATAAACTAGAGTAAAGTCCTTTAAGTGATAAAATAAAGTCTTCTTCAACTTTGTCTTTTTCTTCACTCTTTTCCTTTAATATAACGTCAATATATTTTAAATTATCGGTAACTTCTGGCGATTTTAAGTTGTCCAATATAATATCGTCCGGTTTTGGCTTTAATACCGGAAAATATGATTGTACACCGTTTATTATCTTATTACACAATCGAGTTATACCCCAATCTGTATGTGTAATGATTGATAGAATATATGAAAATAGATATTTATTAGTTATGTTATATTTATAGACAATAATAGCTTGATTCATAGATTTAACTTTAGGTATATTTTAAGTTAGGAATTATATTAATAATTAATTTATAATATAATTATATCAATTTTTTAACAAACTCGATATATATATATCAATTTTATCAATGCAGATTCATGTTCTCTTTAAGATTCATCACGACACGAGTTTTTCGACTCCGAAGGAGTTCCCACCCAAAACGCGTAGCTTTTTGCTAAGGACGGAAAATGAAAATACTGATTGTGATTTGCTTCAATATTTAGTCAGATATTTGTATACAAAAAATATTGAAATAAGACCTAAAAATATTATAGAAAGAAATTTTCCTTTACAAATAAAAGGGATAGTTCCATCAATTTTAACAAAAGACGGGAAATATATTCTTGGATTGATCAATATTATTGATTATTATAATAAAATACTAAACCGTACGGATTTAATGGATAAAGCTAAAAAATTTAGAAAAATTAACCCTGAGTATAGAATAAAGGACAAAAGTACACATTCTATAAAACAGTTAGAGTAATATTTGTGTGGGAATTTTCATTTCATTATTATATTAGATAATATATACGAGTCTGTTAATAATAATAATGCAATCAAGAGAAATTATTTTAAATAATTTAATTGTCCTTAGTAATTTAGATAAATTTGAAAAAATTGTTGTTGATAAAAGTAATAACTTTATTACCATTGATGATCGTCTTGGACAATCTGTAAGACGTTGGTACACAAACGATAGTAAATATGATCTATATACAGCAACCCAATTTACATTTCAAGGTGCAACAAATCTATATAAAAAAAATAAATTAGATTATGATTCTATAAAAAAACCACTTAATAATTTATCAGATAAGTCTCGTTATACTTACCAAAACTTTGATGATTTACACACTCTAATCAGAGAATTAGAATCACAATTAACTATTGAAAATTATAAAAAAAATTCTAACATTAGAGCCTTCTCGAAGAGATACAAAAGTACCAGTAAAAGAAAGAATGTTAAAATAAATAAGATCGTAAGTGATAACCAAGAACAAATTAATACTGATTATGACAATGATGTTATCACCAACGACAATAGTAACGACGACTATAGTTCTTCCCTCAATCTCCTCCGTTGTCGGAGACAGAGGTCGAAGGGGGGACGATACCCCCCTGATGATGACTATAACTATAACGACACACTTCGTGAGTCTTTCTATTACTCCGAAACAGAAAGTGACGATGACGAAGTACATAATCAGGGAAATGGTTTTGGCTCATTTATGAATTTCATTTTCCAAAGGAAAACTTGCGAAACAATGGAAGTATGCTTTGATGGATTTTATCAATGGAATGTTCGAATATTATTGGCAATTAAAGATGAATGGATTGAAAGTTGTAATCTGTTTAAAGATTTTGTATGTTGTTATTCTACAATACACACATCTTATTGTGATGAAATAGATGAAATAGATGAAATAGATGAAATAGATGAAATAGATGAAATAGACGATAATGTATAAATACAAAATATTGAAGATAATAAAATGAGGCTAATTAATTTGCACAAATATAATTCCCTTATTTTTATTATTAACAAATTTAACATCTAAAAGGCTATATTTATCATTTAAATAATCAATAATAGATGGGTATTCTAAATAACCTTTTTTAATAAATTTACCTATTTTTTTATCTGAAGGATCATATTTATAAATATAATATTTATTTGTATTAAATTGTTTTAAAGGATATTCTTGTGTAATTTCTTCACGAAGCAATAAATATGATTTGCGGTCATCTAATAAACAGGTTCCCTTTGACCGACGAAATTTTGATAAATATTGAAATATAAACATAATTGTGTATTTGTGAAATTATTTTTTTAAATTAAATTTTAAAATAAGTGTCTAAACCTTTTCTATCTTCTAGTTTAATTGCGGTACCGTTTTCATAATTTCCATAAGGATAATAATAGGCAAGTTGATTATTATTGTCATAGACCATAATTCCATATTCTGGTTTTAGAATAGCTAGATTAAGAGCATGATGCAGGGTATCATTTGCTATTTTATATGCACCACACGCTCCTAAATTAGGAAATGAATTTTTATAAATTGCATAATATCGTGTTTTAATAAAATCTTTTTTTGGTTTAACTTTAAATTGATTCATTCTATTTAATGGAAATGATAATGCTATGAATGGATTATAGACAGGACTTATTGAAAAATTCTCTCTTGTACGTTTTCTCCATTTCACCCATACAATTAAAATAAATATAACTGCAAGAAAAACGAGCAATATCAACTTTCGTGCATCCATTATTAATATATTATTAATGTTGAAAATAAAATTTATTCTTTTAAAGAAATAATGATACAAGTATTTAAACAGATCAGTATCTAAATAAATCAGTATAATGGATTATTATCACAATATAAAATCAGATAAATTAATTAGGTTACAACATTCACAGTTTAGTGTTATAAAATCTAAATTTACAATAAAATCAAAAAAATTATTGATAAACTGGTTAAATGACGTTAATTTTCTATTAAAATTTAATTGTAAAAATATTTCTAAACTGAGAAGTTTGATTAAAAAAGAGTTGAATGTAAAACTCTCTTTTGATTATCCAGATATTTTGAATAGTGATAAAGTAACTATTAAATTATGTCAAGATACTAATAATTCTTACAAGATCATTATTTTATTGATTTCTTTATTTGTCTATTCAGAAAATAATTCCTATGCTATTTTACAACCAATAATTCAAATTAAATCTCAAATATTTTGTACTCAAGCAATAAAATTTTACCGTGTTCAAACCAACGATGGATTAATTATTAACAGTAATTTATATTGTAATAGTTGTTCAAAAATAACAAAAACATATGCATTAAAAATGTCAAATTTACGCAAAGACAATAAGTTATTGCGATTATATTGTTGTATGTATTATAAATTGATATGTAATCAATTATTAGCTCCTTATTTTAAACAAGAAATAATAAAAAATATATTTAATTATATTCAAATTCCCTATTTCACAAAATATATTTCTTTATTGGAAATTCCATCAGTATCTCAATCTGAATTAGAAAGTGTATTAAAAAATATTATTTTTATCAATTTAATGCAATAATAATTGTATTTATAGTTGGTTGATCAACATAATATTTTATTTGAAGTTGTTCTTCATCAGGGAGGTATCGTCCCCCTTCGACCTCTGTCTCCGACAACGGAGGAGATTGAGGGAAGAACAATAATCTTCAAAATATCCAACTGGAGTACCTCCGACATTTGAATTTAAGGGCGTATAGCTCCACGATTTAGGATAAGATTCTCTACTGCATTTACATGCATATGGATCTGAATATGTTGGATAATTATGTTTAAATGTTAGGTTATTTAACAAACTATTTTTAAATTTATTGATATCTTTTCTTTTATATAGTGAAAAATGAACTTCTTCAATTGATACAGTGTTATTATTCAATTTAAAACTGAAGCTAAACCGTGATTTTGTATTATTATTACCAATTGTTCAAGACATGTTTAAAATTAATATTATTATATTAATATTATTAAGTATTATTTTGTTTCAATTTTTTAAACACTTATAATATATATAAAACAAAAATGCAAGGTTACAAATATAAAGGATGTTATAAAGATACCGCTGCTCGTACATTGGGTAAGGGTGGAGGGGTATTGAGTGTCGAAAGTTGTGCTAAAAGAGCAGCAATGGATAATGCTAAATATATGGGAGTTCAATGGTGGGAGGGAGATAATAATAAAAATACTGGAGAATGTCGATGGGGTGACAAATTTCTACGAAATTATGGAAAAGCCTCAAATTGTATAAAGAATGGCCTTAATAATTATATTGGAGGTTCTTGGGCAAATGCTATTTATGAGAGGTCTCTACCACCTCCTCCAGCTCCAAAACCTACACCTTCTCCAGCTCCAAAACCTACACCTGCATCTACACCTACACCGACTCCTCCAGCTCCAACACCTGCACCTACACCTACATCGACTCCTCCAGCTCCAACACCTGCACCTACACCTACACCTACACCAACTCCTCCTATAATGGTAACAGTACCTCCAGTTAAAATGCCGGTGGTTAAAGACAATAAATGGGGATTGGGGT